GCGTGACGGGCGAGCGCTACACCGACCAGCCGGAGAAGAACCAGGTGTCCCACATCATGGATTCGCTCCAATACCAGGCCACCCGCATCTTCGCCTCGAACCTCCTGATGAGCCGTGAGCAGCAGCTCGCCGCCAGGACAGAGGGTGAGTACAGGCAGCAGATCGGTGGGTACGCAGAGCAGTTCGAGGTCGACAACGAGACCAGGAACGAGATCACAGGTTACTGAGGAGAAGAGCATGACATACGACGAAGCAGTCGCCGCATTTCAGAACAAGTTCAGCCACGTCGTCGAAGACGGCATCCACACCAACGAGTCCTTGGACGAGTGGGGCAACGAGTACATCGCCGTCTACGCGAACAACAAGAACGCCAAGGCTGGTATCACGGCATCGCCGCTCAAGTCCGACACTGCCCAGGAGGCGTTCGACAAGTGGCTGGAGACGGCGCTCGACAGCATCCCTGGAGGCATGGTCACGCTGTACTGGCGCGTGATGCCGACGATCCACTCGCACCCCGGCCGCGAGGGTGTGTTCGCCTTCTCGCGCATGTCGTTCTCGGCGAACCCGCCGAAGCCGAAGCCAGTCGTTAACCCGGAGACGCTGCCCAGTGAGTGATCCGCTCAAGGTTGCTGTCGATGCGATGGAGGCCCTGTTCGACGAGGTGAAGGTCGACACTGGCGCCCAAGGTGTCACCATCGTCTGGTCTGGCGGCCTGGACAACAAGCCTGACGTGCCGCCAATCCTGTGCGAAACGCAGGAGCTGGCCGTCGATCATTGGCAGCGCACCTTCCTGCATTGGGCCGGGAAGAGCGTGGGTAAAGACAGCACCCTGGTGTGGCGCGTGAAGCCGGAGATGCACCGCTGGATGCTCACGATGCAGAACCGGGTTCACCTGGAGCGCCTTGCCGCAGACCGTTTTGCCGTATATTCAGTGCTCGCCATAGTACCCACACAACCCAAGGACGAGGGATAGCGCTATGGTGAACGGCGGATTTGGCGGCCTAGAACGTCCTCCTGGCCCACTGCTCGAAGAGCAGGACGAGATGCAGCCGCCTGAAGCTGTGAGCCAGACCTTCGTTGATGAGCCGAGTGACCCCATGGCGCCGCAAGAGCCCATGGAGATGGAGGGTTACGAAGGGCAGGACGCGATGGACATGTCCGGACAAAGTCCAGAGATGTCCCAGGGTCAAGGCCAGGTGAGCGTGCCAGAGTCCTTCAAGAAGCTGGCTCAGTATGCTCAGACCGACAACATCGCCACACTCCTGGAGCCGACCGTCCTGGCTGACATGGGTCAGCGTTGCAAGCGCGAGTACGAGATCGACAAGATCAGCCGCGCCGACTGGTTGGACAAGGTCCGGCGCTACAAGGAACTGGCTCTCCAGCAGACCAAGCCAAAGTCGTACCCCTTCGACAAAGCGTCGAACATCATCTGGCCACTGCTCTCCACAGCCACGAACGAGTTCGCCGCCGCAGCCTACCCGTCGATCATCAAGGGCCGGGATGTCGTGAAGGGTGTCGTCGTCGGCGACGACGATGGCAAGCCCGTCCTGGACCAGCAGGGCCAGCCCGTGATGGACCCGGCGACACAGAAGCCGAAGATCAACCCGATGACGATGGAGACCGAGATCGACGAGAACGGTCAGCCCATCATGGACCCGGCCTCGGCGAAGCCCCAGTATTACGAACGCCCTGGTGCCAAGCGGTTGCGCGCCGACCTCATAGGCCGACACATGTCCTGGCAAAGACTATCCCAGGACAAGAGCTGGCAGCCGGACACTGATCGTCTCCTCCGCATCCTCCCCATCGTCGGCACCGTGGCCAGGAAGGTCTACTGGGACCCGCGCCGCAAGGTTGGCCGGACTGTCCTGGTCTCGATGGAAGACCTCGTGATCAACTACTGGGCCAGGTCAGCCGACAGCGCCCCGCGCCAGACGGAAGTCTTCACCCTCTACCCGCACGAGATCGAGGAAGAGATCAGGGCGGGCAGATACCTCCGGTTCCAATATTCGAGTTTCAACCCCTCCGATGAAGCAAAAGGCGCCGATCCGAGTGATGTGGATGCTCCGCAAGTCTTCCTTGAACAGCATCGACGCTGGGACCTGGACGGCGATGGTTATGCGGAGCCGTATGTCATCACGATCCACGAAAGCTCCTCGCAAGTCGTCTCCGTCACCCCGTGCTTCGACTGGGACGGAGAGAGCATTGAGCTTTCTGAAACGCCTGAAGGACCTCAGATCGTCGCCATCCACCGCAAGTGCTACTACATCATCTACGGCTTCATCCCGAACCCAGAGTCATCCATCTACAGCCACGGATGGGGGCATCTTCTTGGGCCTATCAACGAGGCGATTAATACGTCCATCAATCAGCTTTTCGACGCTGGACACCTCCAGAACGTGAGCGGTGGCTTCATCGGATCGCAGCTGTCGATGCACAGCGGGCCACTGAAGTTCAAGATGGGTGAGTTCAAGGTGGTCAACACGATGGGCTCGAACATCCGCGATGCCATCTACCAGATGCAGCACACTGGTCCATCCCCCGTCCTCTTCCAGCTCCTGGGCGTGCTGCTCGAAGCTGGCAAGGAGCTCGGTGGCGTCCGCAGCATCCTCCAGGGACAGCAGACACCAGCGTCGACAGACCCGGCCGCCCTCTACGCGATCCTTGAGCAGGGCCAGAAGGTGTTCAAGGACATCTTCAAGCGCGTGTACCACTCGCTGACCGAAGAGTTCCGCGAGCTCTTCAAGATGAACAAGAAGCATCTGCCGGAGCCAGGCGAGCGCTTCCAGACGGGCGACCTGTTCGAGAAGGTGACGAAGAAGGACTACGACATGGCTGGCGGCGTCGAGCCCGTCGCCGACCCTGACATGATCACGGACATCCAGCGCATGGGCAGGGCTCAGTTCCTCCTGTCCATGAAGGATGACCCCATCATGGATGGCATCGAGATCAGGAAGCGCGCCCTGGAGGCAGCTGGCATCGAGAACATCGAGTCCCTTATCCCTGACCGCGGCGGCCCCAGCCCGATGGACCAGGTCACGTTCGAGCGCGCGAAGGCAGAGATCGACAAGGTCCGCGCCGACGAGATCGAGAAGCACACCTCGGCCCTGCTCAACATGATGAAAGCCAGGCAGATCGCGTCCGAGATGGACACGGCCATGCTCGACAAGCAGATCAAGCTGACGATGCTGCACCTGGAGGGCGTCCAGAACCTCATCCAGGCCACGCAGGCGGAAGCCCGCATGATCGAGATACGATCCAAGAACGAGGTCGAGAGGGAGAAGGTGAAGGTAAATGCCGCAAAACGAAAAGCCTGAGCCGGACATCAAAGGCGTCACCAGGCACGACTACAACAACTGGAAGCACCACCCAGTCACCAAGGTGTTCCGGGAGTTTCTGCAAGATTATCGCGGGGCAATGAAAGCGCGGATGATCGAGCAGTGGGAAGCAGGAGCGCTCAAACTGTCTGACGAGCTGGAAGCCCGCGGACGTGCATTGGCTATCAGGGAGATCATCGACCTGGAGTTCGAGCACATCGCGACCATGTACGGCCTCGAAGAAGGAACGAGCAATGTCACTGAAGCCTAATAGAATCGCAGCAGCCAACTTCCAGTACGTCGAAGCGAGCTGGGACGGAAACAACAAGAGCGGGTTCACGCCGCTCGCAGACAGCGTCGTGGTCCTCTGCGACGTGGCGCCGGACACAACGTCGGGCAACCTCTTCATCACCGCGGACGTCCAGCTGAAGCAGCAGATGATGGCCGAGACGGGTGTCGTTGTGGCCATCGGCGAGGGGGCGTTCCTCTGGCTGTCTGACCGCACCAGGGCCTGGGAAGGATTGAAGCCGAAGGTCGGCGACCGTGTCGTGTTCGAGCGGTACGCAGGCAGGGAGCAGACGGGCCTCGACGGCCAGCAGTACCGACTGATGTCGGATCGCTGCATCACAGCTCTCATCGCATCCTCGGCGGATTACGCCGAAGCGCAGAAGAAACTGGAGGCATAACCAATGGGCGGCAATTTCGTAGATCGTCATATCGACGACAACCAGCAGGCAGGAGTGTCAGGCGACGACCTGGACATGTCAGCTGAAGCCCGTGCCAGGCGCATGGGCTGGTATCCCAAGGACGAGTTCCATGGGCGGCCGGAGGACTGGATTCCGGCTGAGAAGTTCATCGAGCGTGCGGAGCGCGAGGCCCCGATCCTCCGGGAAAACCTGAAGCGCCTGGACCGCAGAGCGGCATCTGCCGAGGCGAAGGCCGATGCGGCCCAGCGCAAGCTGGACGAGGCCATCTCCCGCCTGGACGAAATGGGTGAGGCCTTGGATTCCATGCGCGCGGTCGCAACGACGGCCGAGAAGCGCGGCTACGAGCGGGCTGTTGCCCAGCTCAAGAAGGAAGCCAAGGAGGCCGCGGCCGACGGTGACCAGGAGCGCGTCGTCGAGATCGTCGACAAGATGAAGGAGCTCCAGGAGGCGCACCAGCAGAGCGCGGCGTCCGGCCTGGGGCAGCCAGCGAAGAAGAAGGCGGAAGCTGACGGCTCCCAGCAGCAGCCTCAGCAGCAGAAGGTCGATCCGGTTGCCGTCGCCTGGGCAAACGCACCGGAGCGTGAGTGGTATCGCAATGACGCCGCCATGCACGCCGTCGCGAACGCCGAGTACACCGTCGTCCGCCAGCGTGACCCAAGCCTCACCCTGGCTGAAGTCCTGGCTGAAGTGGATCGCGTGGTCCAGCAGCGCTTCTCGGACTCCAAGTACTTTGCCGGGGTGACCAGGCGCACGCAGCCAAACGTTAACACCGGGGGTTCGATCCAGAACCAGGGTGGGAAGCCGTCGAGCAAGCTCGACAAGTCCTTCGAGGCGCTGCCGCAGGAAGCCAGGGCGGAGTACGCCAGGGTCTCCAGGATGGTTGATCTTCGCAAGGGTAAACCTGGATACCAGCCGTACACGAAGGCTGAGTTCCTTCGCCAGTATCACGGCACCGAGATAGAGGAGTAAATCATGTCAGACATCGAGAACCCGAAGCCATACCCGAACATGTCGACGCGCAAGGCGCCGCTGCCCCCTGCACCGAAGACTGAAGCCCCGAAGGTGGCGGCAGCTCCGGAGGTCCTGGCTGACGAGGAGGCACTCAATCTTCGCATCGCTGAGCTGCGCTCCAAACGTGTCCCCTTTGGGCGCCGACAACAGAAACTTGCATATGCGCGCAGACCTGGCTACCATCGCCACTGGTTTGCTGACCACCCAGGCCGCGTAGAAGAGGCGCGCACAGCCGGATGGGAGCACGTTAAAGACCACGAAGGAAAGACTGTCTCCAAGCTTCACGGAAGACATCGTGATGGTCGGGCTATGATCGGGTATCTCATGGAGATACCTGAGATTCTGTGGAAGGAAGACCTCGAACAGGATCAGCGCCGAATCGACGATGGCGAGCAGGGGATGAGGGCTGGCAATCTCCCAACGGGGAAGTCAGCAGAAGGACAAGGCAATTTCTACGTGCCGACGCAGGGCATCTCGATCAAGAACGAGGCCAAGCGCTAACACGGTCAGACGTTGAAGGAACTCTGAAGAGCAAAAGGAAGGCGCTGATGGCGTCGTAGGGTCAACTCCGTGGTGGAGTTGGTCATCATCTTTTTCATGCTCAATGGAGTATTTGGCCATGCCAAATCGGAATATGCCTCGTGGCATCATCCCCGTTCAGCGTCTCGACGGCTCGCCTTACAGCGGCCAGGCCAACATCTACTTCGTCCCCGCGTCTTACGCGACGGCGTTGTTCATCGGCCTGCCGCTCATCGCTACGGGCGCATCAGACGCGAACGGAATCCCAGTCGTGCAGGTTGCAACGGCTGGTGCATCAAACCAGACTATCGGCCCGATGGTTGGGGTTGTCTCTGGCGGCGAACCCGTCGTGACGCTTCAGCGCGATTCGCTGGTCTACCACCCAGCCTCAACCGCTCAGTACATCCTCGTCGCAGACGACCCGGACCTCATCTTTGAGGCCCAGGAAGACTCCGTCGGCGGGTCTATTGCGATGGCTACGGCTGGCACCAAGAACGTCGACCTCGTCGCGGGTGCAGGCTCAACGGTCACCGGATATTCGGGCTGGATGCTCGACTCCTCGACTGTTGCGACTGGCAACACTCTCCAGATGCGGTTGCTTCGTGGTGTTCACCGCGCCGACAACGAAATGGCGTCAGCGTATGCGCGATGGCTTTGCAGGATCAACCTGCACTCCCTCCGCAATCTGACCGGCGTCTAAGGGAGGGAACCAGACATGTCTACACCTATCAGCACCGGGACCCATCCCAAACTCCTCTGGCCTGGCATCCATGCCATCTGGGGGCAGACCTACACGGAGCACAAGGAGGAGTACACCGACCTCTTTGATGTTCAGACGTCAGACAAGTCGTACGAAGAGGACGTCGAGGTCACTGGCTTCGGCCTTCTGCACCGCAAGGAGCAGGGCGCCGCGACCAGGTATGACACCGAAGCCCAGGGCACCGTGACGCGCTATACGCACGTCGCCTACTCCCTCGGCTACATCGTCACCTTCGAAGAACTTCGCGACAACATGTACAAGCAGGTCTCTGAGCGTCGTGCCCAGGCCCTTGCTTTCTCCGGCCGTCAGACGCTGGAGAACACATGCGCGAACATCTACGGCCGTGCGTTCAACAACACGTACACGTTTGGCGACGGCAAGGAGCTCATTGCCACTGACCACCCGACCCTGTCTGGTGACCAGTCAAATGAGCTGACGACGGCGTCAGACCTCACGGAAGCATCCATCGAGGACATGGGCATCCAGATCATGGATACCGTGAACGCTCGTGGGCAGAAGATTTCGATCATGCCTCGCTGCCTGATCGTTCCGACTGCACTCTTCTACGAGGCGAACCGCATTGTTCAGTCCGTTCTCCAGAACGACACTGCCAACAACGCGATCAACGTCATCAAGGCGACGAACATGTTCCCGGAAGGGATCAAGGTGAACCACTATTTGCCGTCGACGACGGCGTGGTTCGTTCGCACCAACGCACCTCGTGGCATGACCTTCTTCTGGCGCGATCAGCCGATGTTCGACAAGGACAACGACTTCGACACGAAGAACGCGAAGGCCGCGATGTACATGCGCTTCTCTGCGGGTTGCACGGACTTCCGTTCGATCTTCGGAACGCCGGGCGTCTAACCGCGCCAGGTGAATGAGATGCAGACTGTGAGCGGCGGGAATGGTCCCGCCGCCACTTTCACGAAAGGTGAAACAAAATGCTTTCCAACTTCCCCAAGGGCTTTCCGAACGGTGTAGCCCTCCGCAACGTCCCCGTCGCAATGCCACACCCTGGAAAGGTCTTCTGGGTCAGCTCCACAGCAGGCTCGAACGGCAACAGGGGCACCTACGAGCAGCCATTCTCGACCATTGACTACGCAGTCGGCCGCTGCCGCGCGAACAAGGGTGACATCATCTTTGTCATGCCGGGCCACGTTGAGACGGTCACCGCAGCTGGCGGCCTCGACCTGGACGTCGCTGGTATCGTGCTCATCGGTCTTGGCAACGGCAACCTCCGCCCGCAGATCAACTTCACGACAGCGGTCGGCGCCGACATGAATGTCAGCGCGGCAAACATCACGATGGTGAACTTCCGCTTCACTGGCGGCATCGATGCCCTCACAGGCCCGATTGACGTCAACGCTTCGGACTTCGAACTGGTCGACATCATCACGGAAGACGTCACTGGTCAGGCCACGGACTTCATCGTCACGGACGCGAACGCTTCCCGCCTTCGCATCTCCGGCTGGCAGCACCGCGGCGCTTCCGCGGCTGGTGCCGACACTGCCATCTCGATGGTTGGTGGTGATGACATCGTCATCGAAGACTTCAGCCTGTACGGAAACTTTGCCGTCGCTGGCATCGAGAACGTGACCACAGCAATGAACCGTGTCCGCATCGGCGGTGGCACGACCCCGTCCTACATCTGGACGGAGAACGCTGCTGACGTTGCCATCACGATGGTCGCTGCAACGACTGGCTCAATTGGCCCGAACATCAACATCATGCTCCAGGACAACGCCGCGAACATCACGGAAGCTGTCGTTGGCGCTGCATGTCAGTTCTACCAGCCGATCAACATCGCCAACCTCGCTGGCGAAGTCGGTATGCAGACGAACATCACGGCATCGACCGACGCCTAATGACGAATGGGGCCAGGCTCGCTGTGAGCCTGGCTCTCACCCATCAAGGAGGGCTAGGCCATGGCCGATGCTGTTACGACCAGGATTCTTGCGAACGGCGCACGCAACCTGGTTATGCGCTTCACGAACTTCTCGGACGGTACTGGCGAAAGCGCGGTCGCCAAAGTCGACGCCACCGACGTCGCATACGGCTACCAGGGTGTTGCCCCTGGCACCAATCTCAGGGTCAAGAAGGTCTTGTGGTCGATCCATGGAGGCTCTCTTCGAATCCTGTGGGATGCAACAACAGATGAGGATGCCTTCGTCCTGGAGGGGCAGGGTGAGATATGTTGCAGCCCGCTCGTCAAGTGCCCGGCCATCGCCGGAGCGACAGGTATACTACGGTTTACGACAGCTGCCTTCCTGGCGAACTCTGGATACGATGTGACACTTCACATGATCAAGGGCGTGCCTCAGTCGTAGTAGGACCTGGAGTGTCAGGCAATGCCCAGAATAAGCGACCTACCTCTTACCAGCTCGGTTGATGAGGCGACCGCGTTCATCGCGGTCGCAGTAGGCGGGACCACGTACAAGATCA